GTCGGAACCACTGGCGCGGCTCTTGCGATGATGGACATGGCTGGCAAAAGGTCAAGCGCAGGCGAAGGGCCACGGGCACGCCCAAACTTTGTGCCGTTACTGAATGAGCGTCTCGGTCGTTCACCGTCTCGATTCATGTGGGCTGGTGGCGAGAAAGCAATTCCAGACTTTCAGCGCGAACTCGGCCCTACTATTGACCGTGTGATCTACCGATCTAACCAAGAACTGATGAAGGTAAAACTCTAATGGCAATTAACCTCCCGATCGTCACGCAGTTTTCCGACAAGGGCATCAAGTCAGCCAAGGCCGCATTCGCCAATTTCAAAACTGATGTTTCTAGTGCCACTGGAGCAATGGGCAAATTTAAGGCTGGAGGCAACTCTGCCCTCAACGCAGTCAAGGCGAACGCTGGCAACTTTGCAGCGGTGGCTGGTACAGCAATCGCAACCTTCGCAGTCAAAGCGGTTGGAGATTTTCAAACACTCGCGCTTGAATCAAGCAAGTTCGCTGATGCCACAGGCCTTACTGTGCAAGAGGCTTCACGCTTCAAAGAAGTCGGCGACGACATTGGGATCGGCTCCGATGCTATTCAAACGGCGATAGGCAAAATGAATAAGACTCTTGGCACGAGTCCAGAACTGTTCTCCAAGTTGGGTGTAGATGTTGTCAAAACTGAAACAGGCCTTACTGATGTAAACGGCACATTCTTAGCGGTCATTGACAGGCTTAACGGTATTGAAGATCCTGCGGAACGCGCTCGAGTGGCGGCTCAACTTCTCGGCAAGGGTTGGGCTGAAATGTCGCAGTTTGTTGAGATGGGTTCTTACAATCTGTCTAAAGCACTTGACAATGTTTCAGATAGCAAAATTATTGACCCTCAAGAAGTGGCACAGGCAAAAAAACTTCGTGCCACAATGGACACCCTAAAGGACAGTATTGACGACATCACTTTGACAGTTGGTGAAGGTCTCGCACCAGCCTTAAGCGATGCCGCTGGAATTTTAGACAAAATAAGTTCAATCTCTGGGGTGTTTGACAAATTGCCTGGTGTTGATTGGCTACGATCTCAAATAAATTTTATTTCACCAGCGGGAACCGCATACAACTTTTTGTCATCTGCCGTTAGTGGTCTTGTTGGAGTGTTTACTGACGCACCTAAAAAAGTTAAAGTGTATGCAACTGAGTTGCGTAACGCTCGAGAAGATCAAGACTCAATGCTTGAATCGTTAAAGAAATTGAAGAGCGGCGGTATTGACAAATTTGTCAGTCGTTTTGATGATGCGGCGACAGCGATCGCAAGCGCGGACACCGAATGGGAAATCTTAAGAACTAACCTTGAAGAGACTATTGCGCTTAAAGATTTAAAGACACAACTTACAGATGTTGAAAAGGCCGCCGCTAAAGCATTTGCCAGTGGTAAAGATTCAGACATTCAGGACTATCTTGACAAACAACTTTTACTGGTGACAGGGTTAGGCGAAGTTGCGACAAATATGGATGCTATTTCAACTAAAGAAATATTGTTAGCGTTCAAAACTTCAGGGGCAAAAGCGGCTATTGATTTAGCAATCTGGTTGTCAAAAGGTGCTGAACTAAGCAATTTGACCATTGACCAACTTTTGACCATGGGTGGCATTAGCACAACTACTCCTCCGAGGGCCAACGGTGGACCTGTTTCGCAGGGTACAAGTTATTTAGTGGGTGAACGCGGGCCAGAAATTTTCACACCATCAGGCAGTGGCATGATTACAGCAAACTCGGCTATCGGAGGCGGTGGCAACACCATCACGGTCAATGTTCAAGGCGCAGACCCTCAAGCAGTCGTACGAGCCCTTCAGGATTACAACCGCACCGCAGGCCCAATCCCAGTAAACACTCGAGCGAACTGATGACCAAACAAGTTTGGAAGATAGAACGGTTTAGCGCAGACAAGACCTCCGATGTCATGTCGTTTACTTACTCCACAGGCAGAGAGACACAGTTTGATTCTTGGTCTCCCGGTTCGTTAGTGCTGACTATCAGAAACGATTCAGGGCAAGCGAACGGTTACGACTTAAACGACAAAGTTATTCTTACTGCTAGTGGCACCGATTGGTACCAATGGTTCTATGTTCAAGAAGTTTTGTATAATGATCTGCCCGGCATTGGCGAAGGTTCAACCGCAACTATTATTTGTACTGATCTACTTGGGCGTATGGGTAGGATTTCAGTCTTTGAAGAATCAATATCAAGTAATCAAACTCTTTTGCAAATATATAACGAATTTAATTCGTTAATGCCAACAGGTACAACAATTTTGATTCTTGCTGATGGTGACTCAACTGCCGCCGCTGACGCTTCTTATACGGGTACAGCCCTAAATCGTCTCAACTTAAACATGGTCACGGAGCAAGGTTGGTTGCGAAACTTTGGAGACGCATTGATTTTGGCTTCTCGAAGTGCTATCCAAGACCTTGTTCCAGAGGCCGTTACATTTGCTCGAGACACAACTGTTCTAGATGTTTACCAGGTGGGCTATTCAGACATTAAGCGTATTGCGCTCGGTTCAAACTATCTAAATTATTGTTTTGTGACACCGCCAGTAGCAGCACCGCAAAAAGCGTCTAACGCTACAGGCATAGCAGAGTTCGGAATATACGGTGCGGAGTTCGTGACCGTGGATGACAGTTCAATTCAGGCAGAATCTTTTGCTTCTTGGCAAGTTCAATCACGAGCCGACCCTGAACAGTTATCTTTTCGCATTAGCGTTTCTGACACCGCTAATGAACTTTTATGGCTTTTGAATGCTATGAGTAGTGCTTTAGCGGTAGTAACTGTTTCTTACAAGACACCGGGCTTCACCTCAACGGATACATCGCAACAGATTATTCAAGGCTGGTCAATGTCAGTGACCCCTTCAAGAACTGATATGCAAATCTTTACTAGCCCGCTGACTTACACGGACTTTTTCACCCTCAATTCGGCTACTTTTGGTATTCTTGGCGGGCCAGCAGTCGCATCGGCTACATATAATCAAAATATAAAGTACAATAAAAACACATACACATATAACGGCGTGTTTAATGACAATGGTGGAAGGTTAGGTTGGTAATGGCAAGCACATATCCTACAAGTTTAGACAGTTTCACTAATCCGACCTCTGCTGACACATTGGCGAGTCCCGCTCATGCGACACAGCACGCTGACATTAACGACGCTATGGAAGCAGTCCAAACAAAGTTGGCTATCGGCAACACGGTCATCGGGACCTACACGGCATACACGCCGACATTTACTAACTTGACAGTCGGCAACGGCACATCTTCCGCAAGATTCAGCCGTGTCAATAATGTTGTCAACTACCACGGTTACTTTGTTTTAGGAAGTACAAGTTCAGTTACTGGCGCAATTAACCTCACTTTACCTGTGACAGGCAATGCTATTTACGGAACCATCAACGGTATACCAATGGGCGATTTAGAAATGTTTGACACTTCAGCGGCAACATGGTTTAAGGGAGAACTGTTTAGCATTAGCAGTACAACCGCAACCCGTACCAGAATTTGGACTACCAGCGGAACTAATGTCATTAACAACAGTTCCCCTTCTGCCACAGCCCCTTTTACTTGGGCGACAGGCGACCAATTACTTTGGAACATAACTTACGAGGCAGCATGAACCTATTAGCAGACCACGAAACTGAAGCACCTGACGAATGGCTTGTCGAGCGTATGCGAAACGCCCGAAACCAACTCTTAGTCGAATCTGATTGGGCGATGATTGCCGATACACCAACCGACAAAACGGCATGGGCGACTTACCGCCAACAGTTGCGCGACTTCCCCGCTACATGGACACCATCCCCAACCGTTACTTTTCCCACAGTAAAGGCAGACTAAAATGGTTACAACCTTAGGCAATTTTGTAGTCGGTCAGATTTTAACTGCGACTGATATGAATACCATCGCGACATGGGAAAGTTTTACTGTCACTACCACAGGCTCAGCGAACATGAGTTTTACAGGTCAAAAGTGTGTAATAAACAAAGTGTGCATTTTTGAGATTATAGGTACCGCTACGGGAGCATGCACACCACCCTTGACAGTGACACTGCCAGAAACTATGGCTAGCCTGAATGGTGCCGTAGGTTTTCAGGCAGCATACTTAGATGACTCTGCTACCCAGTGGTATTACGGGCCAGCACAAAGAAACAGCGGCACAGAAATTAACACAAGGGTGTGGAATGCCTCAGCCACTTATTTAACAGGTACAGCGCTCACTAATCTCATACCGTTCACATGGGCTATAAACGATCTGTTTGTGCTTACCGGAACATACCGAATGTCATGAGCCTGAACCCCTCAAAAGCCTTAATTGCGCTTGTTGGCTTAATCTGTGTGACTGCCCTTATGTTTGGCCCTATTAACGCAGATCAAGGACTGCCAATCATCACAATGATAATTGGTTACAGCGTCGGAAATGGAATGGCCGCTTTAACAAACAAGGCCGTGGAGCCGATTATTCGTAAGAAGGACAAATGACCGACTTTCCAGTGCGCCCGATAGTGATGCCCGCCGATCTGACACACGCCATGAACGGACTACTACGACCTGACCTACTGCGCAAGATTGGGCCGACATCTGGGCAACTACACCGACACGCCGCAACCGCTTGGAATTGCTTAAAGTTGGCGGCATTCTTT